CGTGACGAGGCGATCAACGGTAAGCCAGCAGCACCTGAGCCTGTGGACAACTCGCCTCCGACTCGGGCTGAGATGGAGCAAAAGGCGCGGGAACTGAAGATCAAGTTTGACGGTCGCACGACGGATCGGAAACTGTTAGGATTGATCGAGTCCGCAATGGGGTCGGTATGAGTTACACAAAACGCCAGTTTGTCGAGGCCGCCTTCGAGGAAATCGGACTGGCGGCTTATGTGTTTGATCTGTCCCCTCAGCAGATGGAGTCTGCGGTGCGCCGTCTTGATACCATGATGGCTGAGTGGAACGCCAAGGGTATCCGTCTGGCATACCCGCTGCCGTCCAGTCCGCAGGATAGTGACATTGACGCTGAAACGACGGTGCCTGACAGCGCTAACGAAGCGATCATCTGCAATCTTGGTGTCAGGCTGGCTCCGTCCTATGGCAAGCAAGTGATGCCTGAGACGAAGGTGACGGCAAAGATGGCTTACAACACGCTGCTTGCGCGTGCGACAATGCCTATGGAGCAACAGATGCCTGCGTCCATGCCATCTGGCTCTGGCAATAAGCCTTGGCGTGTTTACGACGATCCATATCTGCGTCCGCCGTACTTCCCGGTGGACTCTGGGCCTGAAGGCCCGCTGGAGTACAACTGATGCCTACGATTAATCAACTGCCGACTCTGGCGACGGTTTCATCCGGCGATCAGTTGCCGGTCTACACGCCCAGCAACGGTGATGCTCGCAAGATGAGCATTGGCTCACTGCTGACGTTCTTCCAGTCATCGTTCGCCTCGCCTACGATGTCGGTGCAGTATGCGACGCCTGGGACTGGCTTCAACGTCACTGTGGCGACCAACAGCACGCAGGCATGGTTGCTGATTCAGCCTGCTGGAACGCTGGCAACTGGCACTGTGACGCTGCCGCTCAATACCAGCATCCTTGATGGTCAAGAGGTGCTGGTGACGACGACCCAGCAGATCACCTCGTTCACGCTGGGCCTGAATGGCGCTGCGGCGGCCTATGGTGATCCGACGACGCTGGCCGCAGAAGATTTCTTCCGTATGCGGTACTACTCCGCGACGAATTCTTGGTACAGGATCGCATAATGGCTATTCAAGCACCGTTTCAGGCACAACGAGGTGCCAATCAGGTCGTCACTCCCGGCGCTGCTTCGGCATCTGTGACGATTGCGGAGTTCCCCAAGTCTGTGCGGCTGGTCAACAGCGGCGCAAACATCTGCCACGTTCGCATCGGTCAGGGCGCTCAGACCGCCACGACGGCCGACTCGCCTGTTCTGCCCAACAGCGAACTCATCCTGCATCGTCAGGAAGGCGAGAACACTGTGGCGTACATCTCTGCCTCTGGCACGACGCTGCACATCCAGACGGGCGAAGGCGGCATCTGATGGCCAAAGACCCAAGGCTTGAGCGAGCCGGGGTCAGCGGCTACAACAAGCCAAAGAAAACACCGAGTCACCCGACCAAGAGCCACGTTGTTGTGGCGAAGGTTGGCGATCAGGTCAAGACCATTCGATTCGGTCAGCAAGGCGTCAGCGGCTCCCCAGACGGGTCTGCCAGGAACAAAGCGTTCAAGGCCCGCCATGCGTCCAACATCGCCAAAGGCAAGATGAGCGCAGCGTACTGGGCGGACAAGGTGAAGTGGTAACCCATGCAAATCCCCATCGTCAGCGGCATCTACACTGACCAAGGCCCGGACCTTCGCAGTAGTTACCCGGTCAACATGATGCCTGTGCCCAAGACGCAAGGCATCAGCACCGGCTACTTGCGTCCCGCTGACGGGCTTGTCGAGATCCTGACAGGGCCAGGCGTTGACCGAGGCGGCATCCTGTGGAATGGCGTGATGTACCGCGTCATGGGCAGCAAGCTGGTCAGCATTTCCGACACCAACGTACTAACCATTCTGGGTGATGTCGGAGGATCGACAGGCTTAGTCGTGATGGACTACTCCTTCGACCATCTCGGCATTGTCTCCGACGGTGAAATTTACTTCTGGGACGGCACGACGCTGACCATCGGTAACTACCCGGCGGTGACCATCGGGTACATCATCGACTTCTGCTTCATCGACGGTCGCTTCATGATCACCGATGGCGAGCGGCTGTTCTGCACTGACATCGGCGATCCGTTCACGATTGGCGCTTTTGCTTTCACTGAGCCGGTGGCCGACCCTGATCCAGTTGTCGCCATCATTCGACTCAGGAACGAGGTCTACGCGCTCAATCAGTACACCGTTGAGGTGTACGAGAGCATCACGAGCAACGTGCCTTTCCCGTTCCAGTTGATCGACGGGGCACAGATCCAGAAGGGCGCCATCGGCACTCAGGCTTGCTGCGTATTCCTTGAGGCGCTGGCGTTCATGGGTGGCGGTCGCAACGAAGCGCCAGGCATCTACATCGGCACCAACGCTGTTGCCAACAAGATCAGCACGCAAGAGGTCGATGAGATCCTTGCCACCTATACGACAGCGCAACTGGCTCAGGTCAAACTGGAGGCACGAAACCTCAAGGCCCAGCAGTTGCTCTACGTCCATCTGCCTGATCGCACCCTCGTCTACGACGCCGCATCGAGTCAGGCTATCCAGCAGCAGGTCTGGTCCGAGTTGACCAGCAGCATTGACGGCTATGCTCAGTATCGCGCTCGCAACTTCGTCTGGGCATACGACAAGTGGATGGTGGGCGACACGGCCAGCAGCAAGATGGGCTATTGCGTTGACAACATCTCGACGCACTGGGGCGACACCGTGCGATGGGAGTTTGGCACCACGATTGTCTACAACAAAGGCAAGGGTGCTCTGTTCCATCAACTCGAACTTGTGGCGCTGACTGGCCGCGTGGCGCTCGGCAAGAACCCGTGGATCAGTACATCGTATTCATACGACGGTCAGGCGTGGAGCCAGGACCGTGCGATCCAAGTGGGCACGACCGGGCAGACGCAAAAGCGCCTTGTGTGGTTCCAACAGGGCAACATGCGGAACTGGCGCATCCAGCGGTTCAAGGGTGACAGTCAGGCGCACCTGTCGTTCGTGCGTCTGGAGGCTCAGATTGAGGGGCTGAATTACTGATGGCCTCGAACAAACTCAATCTGACACGCGATGAACTCGCGTCTTTTCTGAAGAATCACCATCAGATTCGTCAGTTTGAGCGGCTGTTTGCCGATGTCGAACAACTTGAGCCAACGACCCTAGATGATCTGGCCCTGTCTGGCGATAACGCAGCGCAAAAGGCTGTGCAGGCCATTGATGGGCTTGAGGCTCAGAAGCAGGAGCTTGAGGTTACGGTGGCTGCGCTTGAGGCTAAGGTCAATCAGGCTGTCGGCGCGTTGTCTGCCATCAATGACCAGTTGTCGATGCTGATGCAGGCACCGCCTCCTCGTGAGTTCAAGCGGTCGCGTTATGGGTCGTTCTACGACACGACAACGCAAACGGCGGCGGCGATCAACACAGCTACGGCTATCACGTTCAACACCACTGATCTGAGCCACGGCGTTAGCATTGGGACGACGACATCCCAAGTGATTGTGGATACGCCTGGAATTTATAATTTCCAGACATCTATCCAGTTGGATAGCACTGTCTCTACATCAGAACAATTCTATTTGTGGTTCCGAGTCAACGGAGTTGACGTAACCAATTCAGCGTCACAAGTCAGGATTCAGGGCAACAATGCGGAGATTTTTGTTGCTTTGAATTTATTTTTTGACTTGAAAGCCGACGACTACGTTGAACTGATGTATTCAGTCAGTAGCACTGCGGTGCAATTGCTGGCCTCCGGCGCGGTGTCACCGCATCCTGGCATCCCGTCTGTCATTCTGACGGTTGCAAACAATATTCAAGGGGTTCAATAATGGCAGTCGTCGCAAAAGTTCTTGTTCCTCCGTTGCAGTTGGTGACTGCTGCGACCACTCAGTACACGGCAACTGGTGTCAAGGCGATCATTGACAAGGCGACCGTGACCAACACAGACACGGTGAATCGGTCGTTCAATGTTCACATTGTCACCAGTGGCGGGTCTGCCAACAACGGCAACCTCGTGATCGACACCAAGACTGTGGTGCCGAATGAAACCTATCTGTGCCCTGAGTTGGTGGGGCAGGTTCTGGATGCGGGTGACTTCATCAGCACGACGGCCAGCGCAGCCACTACGCTGACCTTTCGGGTTTCTGGCCGAGAGATTGCGTGACGCAGTTTGCTGTGGCATAGTGCGGACACTGAGCGCCGGGGCATTCCAGTGGCCCAAACTCGTCCTTTTCGGATAGTCCCGTGAGCGATTGTGAATACTGGCTGCGCCAGAATTTCCAACAGGTGTTCGATCTTCCTGCACCAGCCGTTGATTGGCTGTTGATGCTGTGGAACGCCATTCAGGTTTTCGATGATGTGGCCGATGGCGATGCCGTCAAGCCTGCCGACCTGAACGCCGCGATCTGGCAAACGCTGGTCGCTATGCCAGCAAACTCCTTTTTCATGCAGCACTCGGCGACCTTGCTGCCCGTTGTCGCGTCCATGATCCTCAAGTGGCATGGGGCCAACGAGGCAGAGCAGTGCAAGCAACACGACGCGAAGTCGTTCGTGTGGCGAGCGGGTTATTACGATGTGGTTCTGATGGTCGTGCAGTGCTGCAAGGGTAATCAGTTTGCGACCGAAAACGCAGCCAAAGTCATGCGCCTGTACGGCGAGGACTTCGACCAGTACATGAAGGAATTTCGAGATGCCTAATCCAGCGGTAGCCCTTATTGGTGGTGCATCCACACTGTTGTCGTCCAGAGCGCAAAGTAGCGCAGCCAAGTCTGCCGCAGGAGCGCAGACTCAAGCTGCCCAGATGGGCATTGATGAGCAGCGGCGTCAGTTCGACGTTATGCAGGAGTTGCTCGCTCCCTATGTTCAGGGAGGAACAACAGCGTTTCAGGCTCAGCAGAACCTGCTTGGCCTTGGCGCCCCCGGTACGCAAGAGGCTGCGATTCAGGCTCTCGAACAGTCGCCAGGCTTTCAGTACCTCGCTCGTCAGGGTGAGAACGCCATCATCCAGAACGCCGCTGCAACGGGTGGTCTGCGTGGTGGCAATCTTCAGGCAGCACTGGCTCGGTTCCGTCCTGCGCTGCTGCAACAGCAGATCCAACAGCAGTTTGCTAATCTTGGCGGCCTGGCCCAGTACGGTCAGGCTTCTGCTGTTCGCACTGGCGCAGGCGCACAGGCTGCTGGTACAAACATCGGCAATCTGCTTCAGCAGCAGGGTGCTGCTCAGGCTGGTGGCGCACTTGCTGCTGGTGCTGCACGAGCACAAATGTTTGGACTTCCTGCTCAAGTTGCAGGATACATGCAAGGCACGGGTGGATCTATGTTTGGTGGCACTCAAGCGCCCGCTCCTATTATGGCTGCCACTCCTGTACCGTTTGATGCGGCTGCCGGAACTGGCGTCTATGGAGGTATGTTGTAATGGTCGCACCATTCAATTACGCGCTCAACGTCGCCTCGCCCTTCGAGCAGGCAGTGCAGGGTTTGAAACTCGGCGCTACCCTGCAAGACATGGAAACGGCGCGTGCGGCAAACCAGCAAGCCATTGCTCTTAAGGCGGCGCAGGAAAGAGAAATTCAAGCCAAACTTGATGCACAGAATCGGCTTGCTACCGCCGCTGGATCATTGATTGACAAGATCCGCGCTGGTAATGCTACGGCTTCTGACTTTGCAGAGTATCGACTGATTGCTCCTAAAGATCAGTCCGAAGCGGCCATGCGGGTCTGGGAGGGTATGAGCAAAGATCAGCAGCAAAACTCCTTGAGTTTTGGCCTGCAAGCTATGGCTGCACTTGGCAGTAAAGATCCCCAAGTTGGCATTGATATTCTGGAAAGGCGTGCAGAAGCAGAGCAGGCCGCAAATCCTCAAATGGCGCAGGCGTGGAAAACTGCGGCAGAACTTGTCAAGTTAGATCCTGCAAATGGCATTTTTGCCGCAGGTTCAATTATTGCTGGCCTGCCTGGCGGCGACAAAGCACTTGAGGCATGGCAGAAAAATCAAGATGAGCGCAGGGCCGCAGCGTTGGCGCCGTTCAAGCTACGCCAAGAAACTGCCGACGCTATCATCAAAGAAGCGCAGTCCAAGTTCGCTCCTGATAAGTTTGGCGCTGAACTGGATCTGACAAAAGCTCAGATTGAGCAAGCCAGAGCCGCTCGGCGTGCATCTGATGCTGCTGCGGCCAAGTCTGGTGCAGAGGCCACTCGCGCTGAAGCAGAAGCAAGGCAAATCTCTGCTGGAGTCATCCCGGCTGACAAGCGCCCAGAAGCAGAATCCAAGTTCCGCGCAGAATACAACAATCTGACCAAGGGCTATCAAGAAGTAAAATCTGCATATGGTCGTGTTCTTGCATCAGAGGATAGCGCCGTAGGAGATTTATCGCTTATCTTTGGCTACATGAAAATGCTTGACCCAGGCTCTGTGGTGCGCGAGGGCGAATTTGCAACAGCACAGAACGCTGCTGGCGTGCCAGAGCGTGTGCAAAACATCTATAACAGAGTGATCAGTGGCGAGCGTCTTTCTGCAAGCCAACGTAAATCGTTTAAGGGGCAAGCGGACGGATTGTTTAAGCAAGCTGGTCAGCAAGAAAGCACCGTTCGCACAGGCATTGAGCGGATTGCTAGGGGCTATGGACTCAACACAGCAAACATCTTCTTGGAGCCTGTAGAGTCTGCACCGACTGCACCAACGCCTACAAAGCCACAGCAAGCTCCTGCGTCTGGTCAGCGAAATGTCACGGTGGATTACTAACATGCCGTACTCCATCACTACCAAAGATGGCATCACAATCAACAACATTCCTGATGATGTTGCTCCTGACTCGCAAGAGCTAAAAGAAAGGGTTTCGCGTATCAGAGCGGGTGGCGGTGCGGCTGCGTTAGAGGCCCCTAGCGGCCCATCAACAACGGCAACAGGATTGATTGGTGCGATTACCAGAGGAGCGGCGATTCCTGCTGCTGGCGCTGCTGCTGGAGCGGCATTGGGCGCTCCATTTGCTGGAGTTGGCGCAATTCCTGGTGCTATTGCTGGTGCTGGCGCGGCAACTGCAACGCAGTTTTTTGGCGATCCGATCATCGGGTTAGTCAATCGAGTGCTCGGCACAAATTACGCATCTCCCACTCAAGCAATGGAGCAGATGCTGACTCGCATTGGTGTGGCACAGCCTCAAACAGAAGCAGAAAAAATTGTGCAGGCTACCGCAGCAGGCGCATCAGGCGCTGGTGGCACTGCCGCACTTGGTCGAACACTTCAAACAGGTGCAGGCCAAGCCGCTCCTGTGACTAGAGAAGTCGGGCGTATGCTGGCTGCACAACCTGTCACACAAGCTGCGGGTGGAGCAATGGCAGGAGCGGCAGCGCAGGCAGCACAAGAAATGGGTGCCGGACCAATCGGGCAACTTGGCGCCGCGTTGGCTGGTGGTGTTGCTGGAGCCACGCTTGCAACGCCAAGGCGCGTGACTCCTGGTTTATCGCAAACTACTCAAGAGGCAACACAACGCGGCATATCTGTGTTGACTTCTGATGTCGCTCCTCCAGAAACATTTATGGGGCGCACTGTTCAGCAAATTGGAGAGCGCGTCCCTCTGGCTGGCACTGGCCCTGTACGAGTTGCGCAACAGCAATCTCGCATTGCTGCTGTGCGTGATGTGTTGCGTCAATATGGAGCAGATGATGCTGCTGGTGTTAGCGATGATGTAATGCGTGACCTTGCCGCAAAGCGGTCTGCTGACTTGAACAAATACACAGGAGCCAAAAGCGATGTGATCAATCGTCTTGATGCAAAAGGCATTGTTCCTGTTAACAATGCGACGCAAGCGATTGATACGCAAATTGCTGAACTTCAAAGCCTGCGGTCTGAGCAGTATTTGCCAGTCATCAGAGTGCTTGAGGACTGGAAGTCATCACTACAAAACCAGAGTCTCGCTAACATTGAAAAACTGCGCAAGCAAGTCGGAGAATCGTTTGCCGCACCTGAACTAGCATCAATCCGAGATACTGGTCAAAAGGCTTTGTCCAAAGTTTACGGTCCGCTCAAGCAAGACATGGAGGATTTCATTACCCAAGTTGGCGAGCGCAGAGATGTGACAAAGTGGAAAGTTGCTGATAAGCGATTGGCTCAGATGGCTGGCGAACTAGACATGGGCACATTGAAGTCTGTGCTTCGTTCTGGCTCTGTTACTCCTGAAGATGTAAATAAGCTAATTTTTAGCAAAAAGCCAAGCGAGATCAGGCAACTTTACAGTGATCTGACTCCTGCTGGCCGAGCAAGCGTTAGAACTGCTGTCTTGTCGCGTGCAGCGTCAAGCGCACGCTACAACTTGGAAGATGGAACTGTTGCATTTAGTCCAGAAAAATTTAACGCTGAAATTCAGCGTCTACAACCGCAAATCGGTGTGTTTTTCAAAGGAGATGATCTGAAACAAGTTGAGGGATTGTCTAAGGCTCTGACACTGACTCGACGCGCCGGGCAAGCTGGTGTTGCAACCGCGACTGGCCAGCAGGCTGTGCCGTTTGTTGCTGGCAGTTTTCTGGTGGATTTGTTGGGGTCGTTCGGCGCATCACTTGCCGCTGCCGGTGGCGTTGGGTTGACTGCTAGAATTTACGAATCAGGGCCGGTAAGAAATCTCATGTTGCAACTTGGACGGGCCGCTCCTGGTAGCGCAGAAGAAGCCGCGATTTCTAAGCGATTGATTGCTGCCATCCAAACTCAGGCAGAATCTCAACAGTCGTCGCAAGAACTGGAAAGGTAACCAGCAATGTCCGCTCTGTCCGTCAATCCCCCGTTCCCTATCTTTTTCGACATTGACGGGCAACCGCTCGATGCCGGGTACATCTACCTCGGTGTGGCGAATCAAGACACCGAGGCCAATCCGATCCAAGCGTACTGGGACGCTGCGCTGACGGTTGCAGCGACGCAGCCGATTCGCACGAGGGGTGGCTTCCCGGTGAACGCTGGCGTACCGGCGCGGGTGTACGTCAACAGCGACTTCTCGATTGTGGTCAAGAACCGCAACGGGTTCCAGGTGTTCTCCTCGCCCACCTGCACTGATCGGTTCAACGATGCCGTGGTGCAGGTTGACTCGTCTGATGTCACGTTCCTCCAAGCCGGCACCGGAGCAGTCACGCGCACCGCTCAGGCGAAGATGCGGGATGTGGTGAGCGTCAAGGACTTCGGCGCTGTTGGTGACGGCGTGGTGGATGATACGGCGGCGATTCAGGCGGCGATTGATGCAATGCCAAACGGAAGCGCTTTGTCTTTCGTTGGGAATGCAACCTACAAAGTCACGGCTCCAATTGTCGTGCCACCTAATCTCACAGGGTGCGTATTTTTAGGGAACGGCGCGACCATCCGTGCGTATCACAACGGTGATGGCTTGGTGATGATCGCCACCAACCAGAACTTCAGCCGACACAAGGTCTATGACTTGACCATCAAAGGCCCGAATGTTTCCTATCCCAACAATCCTGGAGAGTTGGCTGGAACCAGCACTGGCGCTGCTCTCAAGATGGGATACGACGACACCAGCAACACGGTGGCGGGCTATCTGACTTCGTTCTACAACTGCACGTTCACCAACTTCAACAAAGGCGTCTACCTGCAGGCCACCATCCTGGTGAACTTCTACGGTGGCTATATCTCATTCAACCAGTACGGCGTCTATGTCGATGGCGGCCAGACCAATGCCAACACGTTCTATGGTGTTGGCATCCGAGAGAACCGCGTTTTCGGTGTGTACTCGTCAGGCCGGACTGGAGGATCACTTTCCAACGCCACACACAACGTATTCCACAGTTGCGAGATCGAAACCAACATCCCTTACGACGCGTCGGCTGGCGGCTACCCAGCCACGTTTAACGCGGCGTTAGGTCACGGAATTAAGCTCTGGAACAGCTACGACTGGATCTTCGATTCTTGCTACCTTGAGAACCACAACTACTCGGTGTTACTTGATGGTTCGGCTGACGACAACAGGTTCAAGTCGTGCCGATTTGACGGCGGTGGTGTCGGAGGTGTTCGCCCAGGTAGTGTTGTAATTGGCGGGGCGAATTGCAATAACAACGTTTTCATCGACTGCAAAATGGTCGATTACGTTGGCTACGCAGCGGGAACATTACAGATACTAAGTTCCACCAGCCAATATAACCAGTTGATCGACTGCATTGGGTTTAGCTTTAACTCAGCAAACCTGCTTGCATGGCCTCATATTGAAAATCACCGCAAAGCTCAGGGCAATGCAGGCAACGGGCAGCAATTTGGTGCATTGGTAGTTCCTCCGCAGGGGCTGATCAACAACCCAATAAGCGGAACTGATCCTGGTCAAATCAACGGTATTGGTACTGCCTCCGCGACACTAAACGCCTTTGGTGTTGGCGAGGCGTTACTTGGCAATCAGATCACCGGCGCGACCACGATCACATCAATCAGCAACATGCGCCCTGGGCAGTTGCTGGTGGTGAGTAACTACCAAATTGCGTACCCGGTAACGATTCAGTCCTCTACTGACGGAACAAGTGGAATTGTTCTGGTTGATAGGCAAAACGCGGTTTTGTCTGCCTATGGAGATAGCATCACTTTTTACTGCATGGCTATCGGTCGCGTTATTGAAGTCGGTCGCAGCCTTGCAAATAGCGTTTTGACCGTTTCATGGACGCCTTCATTTGTGAGAAGCGGTGGAAGTACTCCCGCTCAGACTTCTACAGGTAGGTACACGAAGATAGGCAATCGTGTCGATTTTTGGTTTGAGTGTACTTTCAGCTCAGGCCCACTCACCGATTCTTATTACTCAACCGATTTCCCATTTCAACACTACGACACTTCTGCAATTGTTGGTTCGGCAATGGATGCCACAAGCAAAGCATTGTACGCAGTTGAAGCTGTAACAGTGAGTAGGTTGAGAGCGCACGTTACCTCAAGCGTAACTACCTTTAGCGGATCGGGTACGCTATTAATAGCGTGATTTTTAACTGTTCAATACATTCGCTGACCATGTTCAATAAACTCAAAGGCTCTTTCTACAGCAAGACCAGCAACGCGGCCATCGTCGTCGCGGTCATTGGAGTCCTTGAGCAGTTGGCCCCTGGCCTGCTGCAGTCCGTCATCCCTGCTGACTATTCCGGCTTGGCGCTGTCGGGCATCGGCGTCGCCTTCTGGCTCCTGCGCTGGGTTACATCGAAACCTCTTGACCTCAAGTGATCATGTCTGACATCGAGAACAAATTGTCTACACACGAAGCCGTCTGCGCCGAGAGATATACGGGCATCAACGCCCGCCTGAAGCGCCTTGAGACTATCCTCATCGGCTCGGCCGGTGCAATCATCCTGTTGCTCCTGAGCGTGGCGCTGAAGATCAGATGAACTTCGACCAGGCCATCCGCGAACTGCTCCACCACGAAGGGTCGTACTCGGATCACGGTGCCGACCCCGGTGGTCGGACCATGTACGGCATCACTGAATTGGTGGCACGCGAGGTAGGCTACCGGGGCAACATGAACGAGTTGCCTCTCGATCTCGCCAAACGGATCTACCTCGAACGCTATTGGAAGCCGATCAGCGCCGACGATCTGCCGCCTGCCGTCCGCTATGCCGTGTTCGACGCAGCGGTGAATTCAGGTGTCGGTCAGTCGGTCATCTGGCTCCAGCGGGCGCTCGGCGTACAGATGGACGGCATCATCGGCCCGGTGACGATCCGCGCGGCCTACGCCGCTGACCCGTACCTGCTGCGGGCCAAGATCCTCGCCACTCGGCTCAAGTTCATGACCAACCTCTCCACCTGGCCGTCCTTCGGTCGCGGTTGGGCACGGCGCATCGCGCACCTGATGGAGATGGCATGAACCCGTTGATGCTAGGGACTGTGCTCGAAGTGGGCAAGACGCTGCTAGACCGCTTCGTGCCTGATCCCTCAGCCAAGCAAGCCGCTGAGATGGAACTGGTTCGGATGGCCGCTGATGGTGAACTCAAGCAAGTCATCGCGCAGCTTGAGATCAATGCGCGAGAGGCGCAGCACCCCTCGATCTGGACCAGTGGGTGGAGGCCCGCATTTGGTTGGTGCGGTGCAGCAGGGTTCGTTTACGCTACCATCGTGCAGCCGGTGCTGGCGTGGGTCGGTGCGATCAAGGGCTGGCCTGCGCCGCCCGAACTGAATTTGGATCTTCTGTGGGTTGTTATCACCGGCCTGTTAGGTATCGGTTCGATGAGAAGTTTTGAAAAGCTCAAAGGCGTAGCCAAGTAAAGGACAATCATGTCTGCTCTGTCAGTCAATCCCCCGTTTCCGATCTTCACTGACTCGGACGGCACTCCGCTCGAAAACGGCTACATCTGGATCGGCCAGGCCAACCTCGATCCGCAGGGCTACCCGATCAATGTGTACTGGGACGCCGCACTGACCCAGATCGCAGGCCAGCCGATCCGCACGATGAACGGATACCCCGTTCGCAATGGCTCACCCACAACCCTGTACGTCAACGCCGACGACTACAGCATTCGGGTGCAGAACAAGAACGCTGCGACGTTGTACAACCTAGGGTCTGCCGCCGCCGATGTTGGCAACATTTCATCGTCGCTGATCACGTTCGTTCAGTCTGGTACTGGTGCGGTGACGCGCACGGTGCAGAGCAAGTTGCGCGATACCGTGAGCGTCAAGGACTTCGGGATTGTTGCAGACGGGGTTACAGATAGCACTTCAGCGCTAACTGCGTTGATGACATCTTTTTCATCCTCGGGCTTTAGGGGTGTCGTGGACATCCCTTATGGAACAAAATTTAATGTGGCGACTGTTTGGGCGGCAGTCCCTGTCGGCGTCATTTTGCAGGATAACTCCAGCATAAACTGGGGCCAGCCTCCAAGCTACAAAAACAAATTTCTTGTCACTTATTCTGGAGACAGTGTAAGCGACGATACGCAAGAAATTATTGCAAGTCCTCATCATCCAGCGTTGATGCTGTTGAATATGGGGACAGATGTTAGCGTTGCTGCTGCAAGCCGGTACGCAACTATTTTGCAGGGTGTAGGTAAAGATTACGCTGGAGATCCGCTGCTTGGATGGCTCTGGCAGTTTGCGAAAGACCCGAGCGCAAACCAGTGGCGAACCTCAATGCGCCTACAAACACCGTACAACGTAGCGATAAAAAATCCTCAACCGTGGGCTGCGTCCACCGTTTATGCAGCTAATGCTTATTGCGTAAGCGACGGTGGAAAAATCTACACGACGGCCGCTGGTGGAACTTCGGGGTCTACCGCGCCAACGGGAACTGGCGGATCTATCAGCGATGGGGGCGTAACTTGGAGTTATGTCCAAGCGGCACTCGCGTTAGATTCAACTCGTTTTGATTGGTTTGAGGATGGAAAGTCTGGGCAGTACGCGCCGAGCGCCGGTATTGCTAGGCACACTCAATCTGCTGGCTTGAAGTCTTGGTATTTGGAAATTGATGACTCAACGGGAACAATTACGGCAAGAGATGTAACTCGGGGTCTAAACATTTTTTCTGTATCGACTGATGCAGGACTAGAAATCGGAACAGCGACATCGCCTAATCGGGTTTCTATTACTGGAACCGGGCCTAACGCTCCAGTTACTGGTGCTGGGAAGGTCGAAAATGGTGGAGCAACCAACATGAGCACAATGGTTCCGCCTGCTGGACGAACCAAAATGATCGTGAGTTTGCGGTTCGACAACAGCAACACGACCGTGGTGCATGGCACTGGAACAAATAATTTGACCCTTAAAGGCGGCGTGAATGTAACACCCTCAGTCGGTCAGTTCATGACTTTTGAATACGACTCGACATTGAGCACTCGCTGGTTTGAGGTGAGCAGAAGTTTTTGATGACCCCAGCCCAGCGCATTACATCATCCGATAAACCATGACCGACTTACCATAACCACCCTCACCTCAACAGCACAATAATCATCACCGCCGCCCAGTACATCAGGACGATCAGAGCCAGAATCCTGACGTCCTTGTTGTACCTGGGCGGATGATCGCGGCCCTGGCGGCAGGTGCCTTCGTCGCAACAGTTATTCATTATTCTCTGACTCAATGATGATCTGGCGCTTTGCATCTTCTGCACCTCTGGCCACAAAGCATTTGTAGCCGTTCAGTTCAAGGTAAGACATCCAGTCTTTCTGCTCTGGGCTAACCGAGCCGCCTTTGATGCGCTTCATCTCGATCCAAAGCCCCCAGGCTGGGATGAACAGGTCTGGTACGCCTGCTGATACGCCTTCAGCCTTCAAGCGTCCTGCGGTGGCCTTGCTTCTGGCCCCGCCATTGGGGATAGCCATGATCCTGACGTTCGGCCAGCACTGACGGAACCAGCGCACCACTTCTCGTTGTTCTTCGTGCTCAAGTGGCATGCGGTCCATCAGGACTCTTTCACAAAGACGCCATCAGACCGGAGCGTGCCTTTCCTGTCCTTGATCTGGTCAAACGCTGCGGACAAACAGCCGACGAGATTCACGCCATGCAGGCGTGCGCCGATGATCAGGGTCACAAGGATGTCCCCATAGGCGTCTATGGCCTCACCAAGATCATCACGGTGCAGGGCACTGATCAACTCGCCCAGTTCCTCGTGCGTCTTGATGGCTTGCGCCATGGCGGTGCTGTTGGGAATGATCTGGCGATCACGCGCCCACTGAATGACCGCGGCTTCGAGTTCGTTGTATGTCGTCATTGCTGCTCCGTTTTTTAGTTACAAGGGAAGTGAAATTTACCACTGCCTACGCACAACCCGATGGAACTTTCCATCGCGCTTGAACTCAATCTGATGCGGTGGTGATGCGTTGCTCATGCTAACCGCCAGATAGTCCAGACCTTCGTCCTCGCTCATGCTGACTTCGTAGTTGATCGTTGCTCCTGCGTGTCTGGCCATTGCCATCAACTGTTCCATCGCTCTCTGGCCAGCATAGCCTTGATGAAAGATCGGCAGATACTCAGTAATTGGCTTGTCTGACAGACTGCCGTAGTAGGTGCAGGACAGCATCTGCTTGCCTGACGCTTTGCTGATGTGTTTGCGCCAGTTCCAACTGCTCACATCCATGTCCTGTCCCTCGAGACCCATGATGTCGTCTTGGCGCAATTCCAACTTCTTGCGCTCAGGCTTTGGAAACTCACTGCCACAAGCAGGGCACTCCGACACAGCAATGGCACACAACTCCCCGCAGGCATCGCAGACTTTGACTGGTGCCTCGCCATTGCCTTCGCCAGCCTTCTTGGGCGGCTGCACCGCAGTGATCGGCCCATGCGTAGCCACCACACCGGCAAAGTCCAGCACTAGGCAATGATCAGTGTGGCTCTTGACCCGCATTCCTCTGCCTGCCATCTGGACGTACAAGCCAGGCGACATCGTTGGCCTGAGCATTGCAATCAGATCAATCTCTGGGTAGTCAAACCCAGTCGTCAGCACATTGGCGTTAGTTAGTGCTCGCAACCGCCCTGCCTTGAAGTCATCAAGGATTTTCTCGCGTTCTTTCTTTGGCGTCTCGCCAGTCACGCACTCTGCCGACACGCCATGCTCGCGCAGAACTTCAGCAATGTGCTGTGCGTGTTGTACGCCTGCACAGAAAAAAAGCCATGCTTTTCTTTCCTCAGAAAGCAGGATGACATCACGCACCACCTTCTGATTGTTGTCATCCGTATCGACAGCGGCTTGCAGTTCTGATTCGATGAACTCTCCGCCTCGCTTATGCACGCCAGAAGTGTCTAGCTTGGCCTTGGTGACTTTGCTGCGTAGCGTGGCCAAGAAACCTTTGTAGATCAGTTCTTCAATGCTGACTGGCTCAATCAAAGCGTCGAATAGCGCAGGTTTGTCAGTGATCAAACCATGCCCTAAGCGGTACGGCGTTGCCGTAAGCCCCACAATCCGCAACGATGGATTGATTGTTTTGAGTTCTGACAACAGTTGCCGATAGCCGCCTTCCTGCTTGTGCGAAACGGTATGAGCCTCGTCGATGATGCAGATGTCAATGTGTCCAAGCAAATCAGCTTTGGTTCGGATGGACTGGATGCCTGCGAAGGTGATCGGCTCGCCAAGTTGGCGTTTGCCAACGCTTGCAGAGTAGATGCCCATTGGAGCGCCAGGCCAGTGCAGGCGCATTTTTTCAGCGTTTTGCTCGATCAATTCTTTGACATGCGTGAGCATCAGGATACGAGTCTCTGGCCAGTTTTGAAGCGCGTCTTTGCACAGCGCCGCGATGATGTGGCTCTTCCCTGACCCGGTGGGCAGCACCAAGCATGGATTGCCTGCGTGACCTGCCTCAAACCACTCATAGAGTTGGTCGATAGCTCTTTGTTGATAATCTCTAAGCATTTTCTTTCAATTGTTAGTGCCGGGGATTACGCGCCCCGGCACGCGATCAGATCACAACGACAGGAGAGCTAGGCGTCGCTCTGACTGCCTCCGTTATCGCACGGTGGGCTGGCTTCAATCGTCAATGTAGATTCTGGCACTTCCAACGTCGTCCAGTGCATTCCGCAGTTGTCGCAACGCCGACGCCTGCGTGGCCATCCATACGGGCCTGTGCGCGTCTCTGTGACCTTCGAGCGTGTGTGCTCACACGCGGGGCAGGCTAGGCTCACTGGAGAGTCTCCGTGACTCGATAGTCTTTGAACACAACTCCTTTTGATGCGTCTCCAACCTTGCAGGGCTTAACCCAGACACGCTTGCCGGTTGCCTTGATGAGCCTCCAATGACCTCGGCGATCGTGCAGCCTGGGGCTGGCGTGCGTGCCACCCTGCGGCTCAGACTTGCCGACCCATGGACCGATCTCGACGGTGTGCCAGTCGAATGCCACAGGACTCTTGCCCTTTGCCGCACGCTTGCGATTGATGAAGGTGTCCTTGACCAGGGGCATGTGTGCCTCAGACTTGCGCTCGGACAGCTTGATCAGCGTGGCGCAGACCATCCGAAACGCAGGACGCACATCTGCCTGGTCGATCATCGGGCCATCCTTGCGGTAGTACCGCAGCCCTTCGTCAGTCTTGATGTAAGCGAACGGCTCCATGTACTTGCCATGCCACATCGATGCACCGGCCACCGTCACACTGTCCGTGCCCTGCGTCAGCCAGAGCGCAAAGTCTTTGCCATCCTGGTCGTATCCAACGATGCCAGTGCGCGGGAATGGCAGATTGAGCACCAGGTCCACCGGCACCTGGCCACCGTCCCACCGCTCCATCGGACCAACGTCGAACCACATGGCGGTCTCAGGCTCAGGGGCCATGCGGACCGCTTTCTGAATGAGTGGGGTCATTCCAACACCTCGCGCCCGTCAATTCGGGCCTTGATTTCCTCAGCCATTGCTGCGTCGCGCAGCTTGGATGGGTTGGTCTTGCGAAACACTCGGACGGCGATGGCGCAGAACGTCTCGATGTGCGCCATGTGCTCTTCTGTGCGCGGGTCAACTACTCGGCTGCCGATCCCGAGTTCGTCTCGAATCCAGCCGATGGATGTCATCAGGTCGGCCACCACGCCTTCCAGTTCAGCTTTGGCTCTCATATCCAGCTCGCTGCGATGTCACGGCGGATGGTGGGTTTGTACTCCAGTCGTGCCAGCTCGCGGGCTTTCGCTTCCCGGCGTCGGCGGTTCTTTTCTTCAGCGGTGATCGGCAGCGGTCGGGGTGCATCGGTCTTGCCCAGGCCGAAATAAGCCACCGGTTTCACTCCAGTGCGCTCATACCGGACGATGCAGATCCTGGCAGTGCCGCGCAGATGCTTGATCACGTTGTTCGCAGTCGAGCGTGAGGTGCCAAGACCGGCACGGATCTGCTCGGTCGTCATCGGGCCATCTCGCAGCAGGTCGAGTGTGCGGTCGCTGAGGCTCATTGATTCCCCCTTGCGCGGATGGCATCGGCAAAGACCTCGCGCCCTTTCAGCTTGATCCGCTCGCACAGCTGGGCGCATTGCTCTCGCTCGACCTCTACAGCCTTCCTGACCGCCACGCAGATCGGTCGATCGCACAGCGGGCTGCATGTGTGGATGTCGTCGTCGCGGGTCACTTGTTCTTCTCCTTCAGCGCGGCCTCGATGGCGCGGGCAAATGCGTTGTAGTCGTTGGTTGCATTGAAAGCGTCCCCAATCTCTTTATCCGTCAGCCCACGCCACTCGCGGCGGGGTGGGGCGGTGTAGAGGGGCACGGGATTAAAGACCTTATCCTGAGGCTTCAACCGGAAGTAGCGGTGGCCTACACCGTTGGTGTGCATCCACGCCACCGGCTCCTGCTCCGGCTGCGCCAGCGCGGCGCGAAGGGCGTCTTGGGCTTTCAGGACATAGTAGGGTTCGCTTAAACCGTCCAGCGCCTCCAGCGCCTGCTGCGCGGCATCTCTCAAGTTCATTTTCTTTTCCTCGGCAGTGGCGACCAGGCCACGAAGTTACTGTCGGTCATCCATTCACCAAACACAGCCACACCCCCACTGGTCAAGATCAACAACTTGACCCCGCGAGGCGGTGGCTCCTGCTCAGGATCGCGCCAGTAGACCTCGCCGCTGGCGGCGCTCATGTTGCGGTTCTCAGTCATAGGTAGGCTTCAATAAAGGCTTGCGCGACTTGCGGGACGATGGCGTTACCGTAGGCGCGCAGTCGTCCCACTCGATTGGTAACCCCATGAGCCAGCGGCTGAACGCTGGGTTCAACTGGGCGCGATTTTCCGTCGGCACATCTGATAAGGACTGCGCTCGCCCAATAAGAACCATAACCGGATCGTTTTGTTTCTTGTTCGGATTCCAACGAAACGCCGACAAATCTGAGTCGTTTGGCAGTGGGCACGTTGGAGTCGGCCACCCAGTAGAGTCGCTGTCGGATGTGCGGCGCGCCGACGCCCGCAGCGCACAGATCGGCTGCCCCGCTGGCGTAACCCGATCCTTCCAAGTCAGCTTGTACAAGGTCGAGCCAAGCAAGGCCGTCTTTGCTTGCAACCTGCTCGCCAAAGACGACTGGAGGGCGACACTGGCTGATGAGCCAGTGGAACGCGGGCCAAAGGTGCCGCTCGTCATCAAACCCAACGCCTTTGCCTGCCGCGCTGAAAGGTTGGCATGGGCAGGATCCAGTCCAGACGGGCTTGTCGTCAGGCCAACCGGCGAGTCGCAATGCCCGGCTCCAGACTCCGATGCCTGCAAAGAAGTGACACTGGGTATACCCGGCAAGTTCAACTGGTTTGATATCTTCAATTGATCGCTCATCCACTATTCCAGGTGCAATATGCCCTGCCGCAATAAGGTTTCTCAACCACTGTGCGGCATATGGGTCGATCTCGTTATAAAAGGCGGTCACCGTCTGCTCCTAACGCCATGCGCCTTCTCGATAAGCCTGGCGAACCGGAACGGTTGCTGCTTGGCTTGGTGCCAGAGTTCCGACAGTTCGGCATCAGTGAGGGGCATCTCTACTTCTCTCTTTGTTGGCTCGGTCTTTTCGCTGTTGCTCGCTGACTCGCTCAAGATCAATCTCCTCGACAACTTTCTGGAACTCCAGACACTGAGCACATTTGTAGCACTGGGCGTCGCATCTCCTGTAAACCTTCATCAAATCACCCCGGCCACCAGCAAGGCCAGCGTCATCACTGCAATCACAACCACAGCCGCAAACACCTGACCATCAGTCATCACTGGATCAGGCTCTTTGATCCTGGCATATGGACCAAACGCAGTCTTGAGCGTTCTCGGAAACTTGCCAGTGCGCTCGTAAAATGTCTGTCTGTAATCGTTGCTCATGTTGCTCTCCTCAAAATGGTGCTGGTTCAAAATCATCATCAGAACTCTTGTCCTGACGCTTGATCGGATTTGCTATCCGCTTCAGATTCTCAACTGGCAAAGCAAACCGCACAGGAAACGGCCACCCATCTGGCGACGGCGCACTGCACCAAGCCTGATGGCCATCCACAGACTCAACACGCAAGGCCTGCTCAATGCCTTTGTGACGCACAAAGTCCCCTGGCCTGATCATCCGACAATCCTCCCGTCAAATGCTGCTCTCAGTTGTTTAACAAACTCAGGCGGGTTAGCACAAGCCAACGGGTTGCCAACAATCTCTCGACTGCCAAACACCGTCGCATCCGGTTCGCCGTTCGCTACAGCCTGATCATCAATCAAAAACACCGCAGTCCACTGGTCGCGGGGTTCAGCCATTTTCCACGGAACAAGATCAAAATGCAAGACATGGCTATCACAGCCCTGTTGCTGCCAGTCAACAGGTATGCCATCCGAATCATGCCTCTCGCATCTCCAAGAGCCATCCTCCTTGGCCGTGCTGTGAGCGCAAGTCCTGCAGTTCACTTCCTTGGTTAACTTGCTGCCATGACATAGATCATGCGCTGCACAAAACTTGCACTGATACCACGACGGATCAGAACTGATCGGAGGCGGCATACGATCCTCTAGCGTCAGACGCTTGCCTCGCTCCAGATATTTCTGGGCGACTTCTTCGTCAAACCTAACCCGCTCGGTGTATAGCCTGTCGTCGTCTTTGCAGACCGCGACGTACAAGGCTCGCTCAATCTTCATACCAAGCATGTACAACTGCATCTGGACGAAGTGTTGTGGCTTGGACTTCTCCACGCCGTGTTTCTCCAAGTCATCAAATGACTTCTTGCTGTGCGTCTTGATCTCCAAGATATGCTTGGTCTTTTCTGCTCCAGGCACTCCGGCATGAATGATTCCGTCCACATGGCCACCAATGTGACCACCAAAGTCACAGCGGCTTTGCTGCGCTCCGGTGGCCCGCACATCCATGCCAATGGCCCGCAGGTCAGACACGACCGTTGCTTCCTCGTTCTGCCCACGACGAAACACCCGCAGGATTCGACCGGGGAACTGCTCGATCACAGCCCAGCGAAATGACAGCCAGAGCCATCTGTCGCATGGATGGCCCAGAACAGAAGCTCCCATGTAGACACGAGACTTGTCTTTTCTAGACTTGTTTTCGTGAAATATATCTACAAGTTCTTGTAATTTATGGTTTGTTTGAGGAATTTTGCTCACGACAAGGCCTCATTTTTTTTGTCTTTTTTTATTTTTAAATACTTGTTGTAAGCATCGCTTTTAGGTTGTGTAAGGCCAAGACCTTTGCACCACCAGTCGTTACGCAACAAGACTTTTGCCATACGACGCCACGACGGAACCCAATACTTTTTTTCTAATTCCCGTGGCGCGTAGTCTGGAATGCCGTTTCTGTACCCTCGCTTGTGCCATCCAAGCAACCATTCGCTGAACCGCTTTGTGTAGTGATCTCTAGTCACGGCGGGCATGGTCGCAAGCAGCAGGTTCGTAAAACTGCGCCAAGTGTGACCAGGAGGCAACGTTACTTTCTGGTAACCGTTGATGTTTCCGCTCTCTTCAATGTACAGCGCTCCCGAATTTGCACCATTGACGCGAGCAATTAACTTTCCCCACGTTTGCGGCTCAATCAAGTGATACAGCCATAGGCCGCGCCTTTGATCGTCGCCGTATGGTTGACACAAACGCATCTGATGCAACGACACCCCTGCCAGTTGCATGCGGTCATACACTTCGTTGTGAGGCTTGCTTGGAAATGCCGAGTGATACTTCCAGATGTCAGTTACATGCCAGTCATAGATCGGATAGACGTTGTACACGCTGTCCGTTACTTTTGTCGTCCATCGCTTGCCGAAATGAGTTTCCTTGTCCCAGACAGCGATTGTTCTGAATCGGTTCAAAGACTCATCGGCACGGATTCCGATAAACGCCGCAGTGTTACGTCCATTCGCGTACCACACAGCGAACAGTTCGATGAACTCCTCAAACTCCATTTTCGGGTGAAAGAAGTCAAAAAATTTTGTGTCGCTGATAACCCCATTGCTATTCGGCATAGGGCGAACCCAGTCATCCTTGCGCTCTGGATCCCAAGCGCACCATACGGGTTCGTAGTTGCTGACGGCGTTTCGTAACTTGATTGGCAAGCATACCCAGTACGGCTCTATGTTGTTCTTGTAAAGCTCCAGCATTTCTTCTGCATGCTTGATTGTCAAGTTGTACTGTGCTTCCAAGTCGATTAGCAGCACGCCAACCTTGCGGTTGCGCCTGATTGCTTCATCCATAACCAAGTGCATCATAACGCTGGAATCTTTTCCAGCAGAGAAGCTAATGTAAATAGCCTCAAAGTGATCAAAGACATATCTAATTCTGTCTTTTGCGGCTTGAAGTACGGTGACACCAATGCGCTTTTTGATGGATGACATATCAGTAAAGCTCCGCTTCAGTACGTCCGCCAGCTTGATCGTAAGTAACGGTTTCTCGGCCGTTGGCAATCAGCCACTTGTTTAAATACTCAAGTGCAAGATTGTCCGCATTGTTGCGCTGATCTTTGCTTAACAGGTTATATCCGCCTCGGCATCCGGAAGGAATTCCAAGAGCCTGAGCAACGCTTGCCTGGCCAAGCCAAGCAATTCTGTTCATTCTGTCGTTTGTTAGATTGTGTTCGCACGAGTGCTTCCATTCTGATGTAACCACGCGCAAAGCTGCACTAAATCTGTCAATGTCAGACAAAAAATCTTTATATAACTCCTCTCCCTGCTCTTGTGTCATTCCGTTTGGACACCTCTCGGCAAAAAATCCTGCGCGATAGCATTCCCACTTGTTCCACTCGTGGAACACTCGACCTTTATCGTCCGATTCAAAGTCAGGAATAACGTCGTTGATTACTTCTCCTATAACTCCGTCTCCACCTTTATCAACTTCCCAAGCCTCTGAAAATTCTTGATCTTTGAATGCCTCTGCAAGTCCTGTAATCTGACAAAGACGAAGCACCTCGTCTGCATCCATGCCTAAGTTTTTTGCTATTCGTTCATCAGACCAATTGCGGCGCTTAAGTTCAATCACAATGTCAGACATTGCTTCTACTTTGTGCTTGCCTCGTGCTCTGTTGTGGCGAATGGTTGCTGCCATTCGGTCACTTTTGTCAGACTGAGATTCTCGAATACGAACAATTGGCAAGTACCCATGTACCCGACTGGTAATGTCATGGCATTCTTTGCCAACGCGGTGCCGGTGGAATCCATCTATTACCTCAAACCCAATTTCATCAGGAACAGCAACAATGGGCTGCGTGTATCCATCAGCATCAATAGACACTCGCAAAAGTTCCATTTCAGGAGGTGCCACGCTATTTGGGTTGTAATCGTTTGCGTGAACTGTTTGATTCTTAACCCACAATACACAATCCACTGGCTCTGACTTAAATGGACTAATTTCGTGCAACTTTATTTTTATCTGATTAATTGCATCGACTCGCTCATCTAACGGAAGGCTATACAATTTTTCAATTAAAGATTCTATTTGCATGATTACTCCTTGTTAATCCCACTCTTGTTATCAAACAAAAGTGGGATTTTGCTTTTACTTCTTCATCCAAGGCGGCGTCTTGGCACCAGCACTCGGTGCAGCAGCAGGCTTGCTCGGTGCAGGAGCGGCTTGGCCAGACAGCGACTTGAAGCCACGCACCTCATTCTGCGCTGCGTACTGCTCCGTCGCAGGCCGGATGTCCAACTTGATCGTCAACTGCCCACCGATCAACTGGTCCGTGTCCGTCACCCGGCTCAGACCAATCGCACGCATGATCTCGCCAAGTTGCTGACGACCAATCTCCTCGGCCTTGGTGCTGGCGTTCTTGATGTTCAGATTGCCAAACACCGTCCGCCCCTGATGCGTCGGGCCAGTGATGTCGTACCGAACGCGGATGTACTCGCCATTGCCGTCTTTGGTCGGCCGCACTTCAGCCTGATTGATCGTTGCCGAATACCAGCCAGCCGGAAGCGGCTCGTACATGCCAGACGACTGCGGAAGTTGTGCGGCTTCAAAAGCCTGTGAAAGTTGTGCCATTTGTCATTGCTCCTTGGTAGGTACAAATTTGAATGAAGGACGCCCAGGCTTGGCAGTGATTGCGCCAGCCAACGGGCCAGTGATTGCATCGTCAGCCTGCTTCCAGGCCGTCATGTTCAGTTCAGGCTTCCAGCGAAACAGGCTCGAGAGGTGATCCATCAAGCCATGCTCTGCCGCCAGTTCCTGAACCTTGTCTGCATCAACCGTTCGATTGATGCGCGACTCCACTTTCATCTGCGAGCCATCAGGCATCTTGATCGTCGAGGTGCCTTCCACCTCCTCCTTGATGCCAGCCAGCGCCTTGATCTTGTCCTCAATCTCGCGGCGCTCATCCTTGGCCGAATCCTCGACGTTCTTCGCCACGCACCAGTCCGAGATCAGTTGCTTCATCTCATCAGTCATGCCACACCCCCAATCTTGCGAATGATCAGTCCGAGATCCGGCGCTTCCCACTTGCCCAACTTTCCAGACCGATCCTTGGCCAGCCACAGTCCATCCGAATCACACATCAGAGCACGCTGCGTGCCGCCATCAGCATCCTTCTCGACCCTGAGCGCCAGCACCTCGTCGAAGAAGTAAGGCAGCATCTGACCCGTCTTGTTACCAGGCATGCTTGGCGCATACAGCATCCGACCCATCTCGTCCTGACTCTTTTCCAACTTCGCACTCATGTAGACATGCTTACCCGGCAGGTCACGAAACGACCGAATCAGATCCGTCATCTGCTCCTGCATCGCGCCATAAGCCTGCCTCGGGTCTTTGGTGGCTTTCTTCTCGGCGTTCAGCACCACCTCAGCAATCTCGCTGATTGAGTCAATTGCTACCGACTCGAAGTGCTTGGCCTCAGCAGATTCCGTCAGCCAGGTGTAAGCCTCATGCAGACTGGCCATGTCGTTGATCTCAATGAACGGCACATCCGCATCTTGAATCGACAGCAGGCCACCCTCCGCAGACAACACAATCGGCGTCGGCAAGGTGGGGATGAGACTGGTCTTGCCAGCCCCAGCCTGACCATAGACCAGCAGCTTTGTGCCGCTGGCATGCAGGCTCTTGGTAGTTCTCAGGTTAATTGCCATGTTTGCTCCATCTGCGCCTTCGGCCATTCCGTTCGCGCAGTGGTTGAACTCTACCACAAGAAAATGTAGTATTGCAACACCCGAAGCAATTTTTCGCACAGCGAGCCAGAAATGATGACCTTGGAGCAGATACGAAACGCCTTGTCAGACCGCATGCCTGCCAAGGTTGCCGAGGCCACCGGGCTGCACTACAACACGATTCGAGAAGTCAGAGACAACCCGGAGGCAAACCCGACGTACAAGGTTCTTCTGGCTCTGTCGAATTACTTTGAAGGCCGCAGCAATGACAACCAAGGCTGAGGCAGCACTCATCTACGCATCTTGGGGCTGGCACGTTCTGCCAGTCGTCCCCAATGGCAAAGTGCCTGCCACACAGCACGGGGTAAAAGACGCTACAACAGACCAAGAGCAGATCGCTCGCTGGTGGATGCAGAACCCGGACTTCAACATCGGCATCGCTGCCGGTGAGCGCTCAGGCATCGTTGTCTTTGACGTAGACCCTCGCAACGGAGGCGACTCGTCTTGGATCAAATGGGTTGATGCAAACGGCCAAACCCCAGATGGGGCCATGCAGATGACCGCAGGCGGTGGCGAGCACCACATCGCTTTTTATGATCCAGAGATCCGGTCCTGCAAACTCTCTGATGGCGTTGACCTGCTCTCAGATGGCCGCTACTTCGTCGCTTACCCTTCGACCATTGAAGGCCGTGGTTATGAATGGGAAGCCTCGTCAGATCCGTTCGTAGGCATTGCACCGTTCTCTATTCCTGACAAGTGGATGCAGTCCTATCGGGCCATGCGAAGGCCTGAAAGCAAGCAAGAAGTTGCCTCAGGCGGTGGCCTCATACAAGGCAGTCGCAACAACGGATTGACAGCACTAGGCGGATTTATGCGCCGAGGTGGAATGACAGAGGCAGAAATCATGGCCTCACTGTCAGTGGCCAACGAAACCAGATGCGAGATTCCGCTGCCATCGTCAGAACTGGCGCAGATCGTTCGTTCAGTCGGCCGATACGAGCCAGAAAGCGACATTGCAGCCGCAACAAGCATCGGCTTTGAGGCCGCAGAGGCAATCCTTGCAGCAACGCAGGCCGAAACGCAAGAATACTATTTCACCAGGGCAACCTCTTACCTGAGCCAGCCGGCTCCGCTGCGCTGGATCATCAAAGGATGGATGCCGGACAGTGGCGTGAGCATGGTCTATGGCGAGTCAGGCTCTGGCAAAACCTTCATTACGCTAGACATGGCATGCCACATCGCTTCCGGCCTACAATGGCATGGCCACAAAACCAAGCACGGTCTAGTAGTCTATATGGCAGGCGAAGGTAACTACGGACTGCGCCAGCGGGTTACAGCCTGGTGCAAGGCCCACGGCGTCCAGAATCTTGACAATCTGCTGATCTCAAACAAGGCCATCGACATCGACAGTCCAGCAGCAGCCGCACAGATCATCAACGCAGTGCGAGAAGTCACGCAAGAAGATGCAGTGGCAATCTTCATCGACACCGTGAACAATCACATGAGCGGTGACGAAAACAGCGCCAAGGACACTCGCAACATGCTCAACGCATGCAACATTGTGGCCAGAGCCATGAACTCCAGCGTGTGCCTCAATCACCACACAGGCCACGCCGCCGAATCCAAGCAAAGAGCCAGAGGATCAAGCGCATGGAAAGCATCTCTCGACGCATCACTGCTCGTCTCAAAGAACAACGACAGCATCGAGATTTCCTGCACCAAAATGAAGGACGCAGAACCACCAGAGCCATTCTTCGGCAGACTTGATTCAGTTCCTCTCGGCTGGATTGATGAGGACGGCGAAGAAATAAAAGGCGCAGTGTTTGCAATAGAAGAAAACCCACCAGAAAAACAAGACAAAAAAGAATCAGAGATTCACAAAGACATTCGAAAATTCACAAACGCATGGTGGCACTCAGGCGCAGAAGAACGAGAGAAAAAACCATACGTTTCCAGAAGCGCATTGCTTGACTATTTAATTTCCAATGAAGGCCTGACAGAATCAACAGCAAAAACTTACGCGCAGGAAAGCAAAAAAGGCAGACTCATTTATAACCTTCTGACATCACAAATCGTCACCTCATTTCAGCACGGTTGGATCGTGTCAGACAACACAACAGCCTCGACAATGATGCTCCAACGTGGCTCTAAGTAGGGTGGGACAAATGGGACAAGGACAGGACAAATGGGACTTTTGTCCCACGGACAAGGCGTCGGCAGACTGGGACAAATGGGACACACTCCCTTAGGAGTGTCCCAAAAGTCCCAGCAACGATGTGCAACTTTCGATCCTACGGGTATCCTGTGGATAACTTTGTGAGGAACCACTAACATGACAGGTGATGCTAAGTTGATTGCCAACGACACCCAGGTCGGCGGGGATCACTACAAGCGCAAGGCAATTCAGCCGTGGGATTTTATTGCAGCCAATGGCATCGGATA